TTATTGTTCGTGGTGAAGAAAGCAAAGGCGTAAGAGTCTGGGCTTATGGCAAAATGGCATATGAAACCCTACTCTCTTATGTTTTAGACCCTGATTATGGCGACATTACAAATCCAGAAACTGGAACTGATGTTGTTCTTAATTATTCCATTCCCGGAAGCCCGGGGTCTTTCCCCAAGACTTCGCTTAAACCTCGTCGTCGTCCATCAGTTTTATGTGATGAAGATGTGGCTGATTGTGATGAACTGTTAGGTTCTGTACCTGAGATCGAGACCATATTCCAACGACATTCTACCTCCGAAGTTCAATCGTTGTTGGATGAATACCTATCCTCCGATGAATCCTCCGAGTCTCTCTCAAGCGAAACGGGAAAGTATAATAAACAAAAAACTGTCGATGATGCATTAAAATCATTTATGAACAACGATACATCAATGGTTCGATAGTGTGGTTAAGTGTCTTGCCCCTGCACTATAAATATGGGGCATTTTTTTTATTGGAGCAAATATGAATATATTATTATTAATTTTATTAATCGCTTGTGGTGATGAGGAAGACTCAGCGTCAGACACGGGCGACAAAACAACAGAGACAGAGACTGAAGCCTATATTAGGTATCACTAAAGGAGAAAACAATGGCAGCGCAAGATGATGTAAGGGAGAAATCTCAAATGAAATTGTTTGGTCTTTCTGAATTCTCAGAAACGAATCGGAGCAACAAGTACGAACCAGATGCTAAGAAAATGGTAAATGGTAAGCTGGTTACAATTGAATTAAAAACAAAACCAGAAAAGCAACTTAAGTTAAATAAGAAAACTGGCTTAAGAGAAATTAAGAACAAGACTGGCCTTAGCACTGCTCGTGGGTTTAACCCGCATAAAATGGAAGAGTGGAAGGCAAAAACTGATGTCTACATTTTTAGTGAATATTCGGGTACGGATTTTGATGGTTCTTGGCAAGAGCATTATGCTATGACCTATGAGGATTTAGAGCCATGGCTTATCGAAAAGGTAGCGACACCTTTTTACGAAGGCAGGCAACCAAAAAAGAACTCATTGGGATACTATGGCATGAAAGAGTATGAAAAACATATCCTTCCTTTAATTAAGGACAAATTTTCAGAGACAGACCTAAAAAGGATAGAACACACTTTGGAAGTTGGAACATCTCTTAACGATCCAAAGATGTCTTGGACTTATATCCGGAGACATGGAACAAGAATTTATAGTCAATACGATGTTGATGACTTTTGCTTATCACGATTCTTGGATTCAAGCAACAAAGAGGTGGCATAATGGGGAAGGTGATTGAAATGAGTGAACACACAGGAAAGATTAACGTTGGCGACCTAGCCAAGAAAATAAATAAAAAATTGGGCATCAATGTTGCCCACGATTTGAACGAATCCAACCCAGTTTCTGTTAAAGACTGGATTCCAACTGGATCTCGCTGGCTTGACTGTACAATTAAGCCCGGAGAATATGCTGGTATTCCTGTTGGAAAGATTACCGAACTTGCTGGCTTGTCTGGTGCTGGAAAATCATTTATGGCCGCTCAGATTGCTGGAAACGCTCAGAAGAAAGGTATGTTTGTCGTATATTTCGACGCAGAGTCAGCAATAGATGAAGAGTTTTTGGTTAAAGCTGGTTGCACTAAGGATCAGTTGTTGTACCAACAAGCAGTCTCAGTCGAAAAGACATTGGAGACAATGGAATATGTAATGGGCGAGTATAGTGGCGCAAGAGTTCTCTTTATCTGGGATTCCATTGCCGCAACTCCATCTGAGAAAGACCTTGAAGGAGATTACAACCCTCAATCTTCAATGGCGGTTAAGCCGAGAATTTTTTCGAAGGCATTTCCCAAACTTACGATTCCATTGGCAAATACTGAATCAACGTTACTGTTGATCAACCAGTTGAAGACCAATATCACAAGTAGACCAGCAGAGGCCTTAATGGAGCCATATATAGCACCGGGAGGCAAGGCAATCGAATACTTTTCCTCTTTGCGTATATGGCTTACAAAGAGAAGAGCAAAGGCATCATTTGCACTTGATGACGATGGAGTGAGAGTTGGGTCTCACGTTAAAGCCTTCATAAAGAAATCCAGAATGGGATCAGAAGGACGGACATGCGAGTTCAAGATAATGTGGGGAGGCCCAGAAGTCAGAATACAAGATGAAGAGTCTTGGTTAGATGTTCTTAAAGCCTCAAAACACCCCAATTTCACGCTCTCTGGGGCGTGGTACACAATGGTAGGGAAAGACGGAAAAAGTGTTAAATTTCAATCGAAACAGTGGCTTAATAAGCTAAAAGAAGAAAGTTTTAGAGAGACTGTTATTTCTCTGATGGATGAAGTCTTGATAGAAAAATATAAGTCGTAGTTTGTGTGTTTAACCATTGTGTTAACCCTCGGTTGAAATATACCGAGGGTTTTTTATTTGACAAACATATGTGTATGGGTTATATTACTTAAACATCGGAGGAAAGAATGAAAACAGAGGTTAAACCAAGTAATAGAAAGAGGGTGTTAATTATTGATGCCCTTAACATGTTTCTTAGAAGTTATACAATCATCCCAAGTATGAACCCTAAAGGTCTTCCCAACGGAGGTACAGTTGGATTTATAAAATCGTTGCAAAAACTTTGTCGTGACTTTCGTCCAAGTGAAGTTGTTATTTGTTGGGATGGACACGGAGGTTCGGAAAAAAAGAGACAACTTAATAAGGAATACAAACAAGGTAGAAGACCTGTGCGTTTCAACCGCAGAATGATTGAACTCCCAGAAGAAGATGTTTATAAAAACAGAAGAGATCAACAACTAAGACTACATGAATATCTGAATGAGATGCCTGTTGTACAGTTGCAGCTTGATTATGTTGAAGCTGACGACATCATAGCGTATGTTAACACAAGAAGTAAATATAAAGGCTGGGATAAAATAATAGTATCCTCTGATAAAGACTTTTATCAACTATGCGAGGATGATCAAACATATATATGGAGACCTATCCAGAAAGAACTTATAAATCAAAAACAATTAGTTTATAAGTTTGGAGTACACCCAGCTAATTTTGCACTGGTCAGGGCTATTGAGGGAGATTCGTCAGACAATCTTAAAGGTGTACCAAGAATAGGTATGAAAACTGTTGTTAAGTATTTTCCTTTTGTTGATAAACCACAAAAGATCTCTTGTTCCGAGATATTCACACATTGTCAAATGGAAAAAAACAAGAAATCTGTTCATAATAAGTTGCTAGAACACAAAGAACTTGTTAAGAATAACTATACTATTATGCAGTTATACGAGCCAAATATTTCTTTACAAGGCAAACAACAGGTTGATTATACTTTATCTAATTATAAGCCCCTGTTTAGCAAGATAAACATTAGTAAAATGCTCATGGAAGATGGACAAGGATCGTTGAACTTGACTGACATGTGGGTTGCTTTTAGGAAAATTGTACAGTAGTTATAAAACATTCGGAGGATGATATGGAATTAAAACATGAAACTTTTCAAAGGTTTGGAAAGACGTTTCAAGAGAATTTGTGCCACCTGATGCTTCAGGATAGGACATTTTGTGATCAGATATGCGAGGTTCTTGACGTAGAATATTTGCAATACGAACACCTTAAGGTATTCGCGAACATGCTTATAGAGTATAGGTCAAAATACAGACAACATCCAAGTTATGAGATTATGGCGACTAACATAACCTCTGGCTTAGGATCATATACAGATGCGTTACAGAAGCAAATAAGACAATTTTATGCTAAAGTTATTAATTCTCATGAGATCGATGGGTCTGATTTTATTAAAGAACACGCTATTGATTTTTGTCGCAAACAAGTACTTAAAAAAGCGATGATACAGTCTGTTAAACTTCTTAAATCATCTTCATTCGAGGAGATTGCTACTGTTATTGAGGACGCAATGAAGCTTGGCACAAACGTTGATTTTGGGCACGATTATCATATGGATATTGATGACCGTTTCAGGCTTAAATCCAGAAACCCAATTACAACAGGGTGGCAGAGAGTTGACGAGATTTGTCAGGGTGGCCTTGGTAAATCAGAGCTTGGTGTTGCTATAGCGCCAACTGGTGCCGGGAAGAGTATGCTTATGGTACACCTCGGTGCAACAGCCCTGAAGGAGGGCAAAACAGTTGTTTATTATACCCTAGAGTTGGCGGATACAGTAGTTGGCCAAAGGTTCGATTCCTGTATAACAGGGATTAAACTTAATGATTTATTAAGAAACAAATTTAATATTGTGGAACAAGTAAAAGACATTAAAGGGCATCTAATTATTAAAGAATATCCAACGAAGTCAGCAAGTACTCAAACAATAAAAAGTCATATAGAACGCCTCAAGAAAAGGGGCATAAACCCTGATATGATAATAGTAGATTACGCTGATTTACTCCGTCCGGTTAAAAGCTACGGAGAAAAACGCCACGACCTAGAGAGTATATATGAAGAACTTAGATCCATCGCACAAACCTATGAATGTCCAGTTTGGACATGTTCACAAACTAATCGTGGCGGCCTAAATGCAGAAGTCATTACTATGGAGTCTATCTCCGAAGCGTTTAATAAATGTTTTGTCGCAGATTTTATATTCTCGCTGTCCAGAACAGCACAAGACAAACAGGCAAATACAGGACGATTCTTTATTGCCAAGAATAGAAACGGTCCTGATGGTTTGGTGTTCCCTATTTTTATGGACACATCAAATGTATCGATTAAGGCATTAGAGAGAACAGAGATGACAAGTGATGAGAAGCCCCAGCCTACGGCAAAGAGCAATCTCACATATTTGAGAGACAAGTACGCAGAAGTTCGAGGAAAATAGGAGACCCACAATGAACATAGCAAATAAAATATTATCGGATATAACAGTGCATATGAAGTATGCAAGATACTTACCGGAAAAGAATCGCAGAGAGACTTGGGATGAATTAGTAACAAGAAACAAGAATATGCATCTTAAAAAGTTTCCTAAGTTGAAACATGAGATTGAGGAAGCGTACAAATTCGTATATGATAAGAAGGTATTACCTTCTATGCGTTCAATGCAGTTTGCAGGAAAACCTATTGAGATTAGTCCCAATCGGGTGTTTAACTGTGCCTACGCTCCTATAGACGATGTTCGTGTTTTTGGTGAAATAATGTTTTTATTATTAGGCGGAACCGGTGTCGGGTTTTCAGTGCAAAGCCACCATGTGGAGAAATTACCACCCGTCCTTAAGCCAAATAAGAAAAGAACAAGAAGGTTTTTGATTGGAGATTCCATCGAGGGATGGTCAGATGCTGTTACAGCACTGATAAAATCTTATTTCAAAGGAACTTCCCAATTGAGATTCGATTATTCAGACATACGTGCAAAGGGTGAGAGACTAGTTACAAGTGGGGGCAAAGCTCCCGGACCACGACCTCTTCGGGAGTGCTTGGTTAAAATCGAAGGTATGCTTGATGCAAAAGAAAACGGAGAAAGACTCAGTTCTATCGAGGTTCATGACGTGGTATGTCATGTGGCAGATGCTGTTTTGGCTGGTGGTATTCGTCGCGCTGCTCTCATATCTTTGTTTAGTATTGACGATGAGAATATGCTTGCTTCCAAGTCGGGTAACTGGTGGGAAACTAACCCCCAGCGTGGCCGGGCTAATAATTCTGCTGTCATTATGCGTCACCGCATTGATAAAAATACATTTATGAAAATATGGGAAAGAATCAGGGCGTCAGGCAGCGGAGAGCCCGGTATATATTTAACAAATGATAAAGAATATGGTTGCAACCCTTGCTGTGAGATTGCGCTTCGCCCATATCAGTTTTGCAATTTGACAGAAGTAAATGTTAGCGATGTGGCCTCACAAAAAGAGTATGAAGATAGAGCGAGAGCCGGATCTTTCATCGGGACCTTGCAGGCATCTTATACTGACTTTCATTATTTAAGACCAGTGTGGCAAAGAAACACAGAAAAAGATTATTTAATTGGGGTTTCAATGACAGGGATAGCGTCAGGTTTTGTAGAAGGCTTGGACATGGAACAAGCAGCCAGAGTAGTGGCTAGTGAGAACGATAGGGTGGCCAATCTTATCGGGATAAAGCCTGCTGCCCGCTGCACTACCACAAAGCCAGCCGGAACAACTTCGCTGGTTTTAGGAACGTCGAGCGGTATTCATGCATGGCATAACGATACTTACATCAGAAGATTAAGAGTTGGAAAGAATGAGGCAATTTATTCTTATTTACTAGAAAATCATCCAGAATTGGTTGAGGATGAATACTTCCGACCACACGATACAGCAGTTATATCAGTTCCACAAAAGGCTCCGTTGGGTGCCACAACAAGGGTAGAAAGCGCGTTAAATCTTTTGGAGAGGGTTAAGAACGTTCATTTAAAGTGGGTCAAAACTGGGCACCGTAGCGGCCAGAACACAAACAATGTTTCAGCTACAATCAATATAAAAGAAACAGAATGGGATGAAGTTGGAGAATGGATGTGGGATAACAGGAAAAATTATAATGGTTTAGCCATTTTACCCCATGATGGGGGCAATTATCGGCAAGCTCCTTTTGAAGACTGTACAGAAGAGAAATACAATGAAATGTTAAAACACCTTGTTGATGTAGATTTGACGCAAGTTGTAGAGACAGAAGACGAAACTGATCTTAAAGGTGAAATTGCTTGCGCAGGTGGAACCTGCACCGTTGAATTTCTATAGGGCAACTTTCTACTTCTGTATCAAAGTATCAAAACATAGTAAAATATCATTTTAAAAAACCGGAGGATAAAATGAAAGCAATAATGAATGTATCACCTTTACTTAAGGACCACGAATTGAGATATCGCCCAATTATTATCTCTGTCAACGAGTTTGATGAAAAATCTGCCAAAGAGTTCTCGCAGAAGATGACTCTTGCACACAACACAGGGCAACCAGTTATACCTATCGTGATTGATTCCTATGGCGGTCAGGTCTATTCTCTTATGAATATGATTGCAGAAATAGAGAATTCATCACTGCCGATCATGACAATCGCCCAAGGTAAGGCAATGTCTTGTGGTGCTGTTTTACTGTCGTATGGATCGGAGGGAATGCGATTCGCGGCCCCTACTGCGACAATCATGATTCATGATGTAGCGGCTGGAGCAATGGGGAAAGTAGAAGATCTTAAGTCCAAAACAAAGGAAGCCAACAGACTTAACAAAAAGATATTCTCGATGATGGATAAGAACTGCGGAAAACCCGAGGGGTTCTTTTTGGATAAGCTTCAACAGAAGAGTCGAGCCGATTGGTATTTAACAGCGAAAAAAGCTAAGAAGCATAACCTTGTAAATCATTTGCGACTCCCCACTATGAAAATTAATATAGGTGTATCAATAACAGTAAAATAAATTACTTGACTTTATGCTCTTAACATGTTATAATGTATAATGTGTTAAGAGTTTTTTTTGGAGGTTATTATGAACTTTAAGCCGTTTAATCGTTATATTTTAGTAGAACCAGTCGAGGAGAAAGAAGAAGACTTTACAGCGACAATAGTGTTACCAGAAAATTATACCAAACCGGTATCTGCTTATCTTAGGTGCGTAGTGTTGTCTGTTTCTAGGGATTCCAAACTTTCCTCCCTCCTTTCGAAAGGGGATGAGATCATAATTGAAAGAAGAATGCTCTGTAATGTTGATATAACAGAAAAACCAGTCTATTTAGTATTAGAAAATTACATTTATGGGAGTATTACAGATGAAAATAACTAGAGAGCTTTTAAAAGAACTTATTACTGAGACTATGAGAGAGAACACAATGATCCTGTCTGAGGCCAGAGTAAATCTCAGTCTTGATAATATCATGAATATGTTGAAAGACAAAAACCCAAAGGCGATTTTACAGAGAGTGGGTATCATGACTGCTGAAAATCCAAGAGGTGTTAAGAGCGACGCTCAGTCAAACATGAAAATGTTACAAGAT